TGGTTGCGAACACCACCGCGCCGCCCAGCCGCGCTGCGCGCACGTTGGCCACGCTCAGCGCCGCCTCGCCCTGGCCGACCCCGCTGTACAGGTAGACCGAGTGCGGCTGCCCGTGCAGATCGAGATAGATCAGGTCCCGGTCCGCCAGGATCGCCGGGTCGAAGTTCCAGGCGTAGGTCGGGGGCGAGACGAGGAGGAGCGCCTCGCCCCCGACCACCTGGCGCGTCGCCGCCGCGTAGCGCGCGTCGGTGTAGGCCAGCACGCGCATCAGTTGTTGCTCCGCGCCAATTCGAGCCAGCGCGTTCCGTCGAAGAGCAGGGTCAACGTGTCGTACTGATTCAGTGTGATGTCCGCGCTTAGGACCTGGTTGGCCGTGTCCTGGATCAGGACGTCCTGCGCCGCCGTGTTCACCAACGTCACGAGCGTCCCGGCGGTGAAGCCGGTCGTTTCGAGCGTGGCCGTCACTGCGCCAGACGCGGTTAGCTGGTAGTAGGTGGCCGTCGGGGTGATCACCCCGCCGTCCGTGACCGTCTGCGCCGCCGGCGTGTCCACGATGATCAGGTCGTTGATCTGCGCGTTGCCGTTGCTGATCTTCAGCCCCCCGGCGGTGACGGTGATCGTGCTGGCCGTGGTTAGCCCGCCGTTCGCATCGAAGTCCGTGCCGGCGTTGCCCACGTTGGAGATGACGCCGTTGCTGGCGTTCAGCCCGCCGGCGGTGATAGTGATGGTGCTGGCGGTCGTCAGGCCGCCGTTGGCGTCGAAGTCGGTGCCCGCAGCGCCAATGTTGCTGGCAACGCCATTGCTCAGATTGAGTCCGCCCGTGGTGACGGTGATGGCGTAGGCCGTGGTCAGCCCGCCCGCAGCATCGAAGTCGGTCCCGGCGTTGCCGACGTTCAAGATCGTGCCGTTGCTCATGTTGAGCGAGCCGGACGAGATGACCAGGCCCCCGGCCGTCACGGTGATCGTGCTGGCCGAGGTCAGGCCGCCGGTCGCGCCGTCGATGAGCATTTTCTGTGTGGCGTGGTCGTCGCTGTAGACGTAGAAGTCGGCGCCGTTGTACAGGTAGGCGTCGTCGCGCGCGTCGATCGATATTTTCTCGCGCAGGCGCGCCTCGGGCGCCTCGAGCAGCGTCGCCGGATTGACCACCCAGCCCGCCACCGCGAACACCGCCAGCGCCGCCCCGAGCACGATGCTCGCGATCTTCTCCCATTGCGATTTGTTCAGGTTCATGGCGATTCCCTTTCAGGGGATCAGGAGCGGCGCCCGGCCCCTCCTGATCCCAGCCTTCGCAATTCCTAACTCGCAACTCGCCTAGACCGTGATGTTGTAGATCACGTCGGCCGCCTCGATGCCGCTTGCGGCTCCGGTCGGGCTGTAACGCCCCAGGCCCAGCCGCATGGAGGTGACGATGCGCGTCTGGTCGGTGTACGGCTGGCGGAAGGTCTCCGTTTGCACGCGCCGGCGCCAGCCGACCTTGAATGCCCGGCGGTTGAAGAGCACCACCTGGCCTTTGGTGTTGTTGCCGGCCGTGGTCGAGACCTTGCCGTCCGCCTCGGTCTGCGGGCAGGCCAGGCAGGTGATGAGCGGGTTCTTCCCGATCTTGGCCGTCTCGCCGGTGAAGACCGTGGCGGTCTGCTGGTATTTGTCCCAGGTGATCACCTCGTCGAGCAGCGCGATCGCGTCGGCGGTCGCGTCCTCGGCGCAATAGACCAGGTCGTTCGGGTCGGTGGGCTTGCCCCAGTGGACGTTGATCATGTTGCCGAGATCCTTCATCCGCTGGCGCGCCTTGATGAGCTGCGCGAAGGTGACGGCGCCCGCCATGTCTTTCTGATTATTCGTGTTGTCCACCATCCCTACGTGCCGGATGCCGTCGAAGGCCAGGTAGTGCTTGGTATCCGCCGGGTTGGCGTCGTCGAGGTTGATGTTGCCGGTGCCGGCGTTGGTCGTGTCGCCGTTCAGCACGAGCGAGTCGCTATAGTAAGCGAGCGACAACTGCTGCTGGCGTCGCAAAAACGGCACGAAGGGGATGATGGAATCCTCTTCCATCTCGCCCGACCACATCTGATGCAGGATGAACTTCTTGGCGTCCACCTGCACGCGCTGCGAGCCGGTTTTCACAGTGCTGTAGTTGGACGAGTCGTTGGCCGTGCTCTCCGACACGAACAGCAGCTCCGGGATGTCCACCTCCACCGGCAGGTAGGCGGTCGGGGCGGTCATCTCGAACGTGTCCAGCAGCGCGAAGAGCATGCTCTGCGCGCGGGCCGCCTGCCAGAGGTCGCCCACGTACTGGGCGCCCACCAACTGCGATCCGTATCCGGATTCGGCCGTGTCCATCGCGCGCACGGCGCGCCGGTAAGCGTCGGTTTCCTGCCAGGCGCCGCGGGCCGCCAGGTCCCGGTCCGCCGCCGGGAACATATGCAGCGGCAGGCGCGGGAAGAGATCGTCCAGCGCGCGCCGGTCGATCTCGCGCACCTGGTCGGCCGGCAGATAGAAAGCGGCCGAGAGCGCGGTGAAGGTCGAGCGCAGCGTCTCGCTCGGGCCTTCGTAGAATCGGCCGGAGCGGTTGGGGACGGCCTGGCCGCGCAGAGATTCCTGCAGATCGAAGAGCCACTCCACGTCTCCGAGAGATAGCCCCCAGCGGTAATACTTCGTGCCGAGCAGCTTCGGATCGCCGTCGCCGCCGCCGAAGCGCATCTTGCGCACGAAGGCGGGGTCGGACGAAAGCGAGGGGAGGCAGTCCGCGACGATGGCGCGGATCGCCTCCGGGCTGACGAGATTACCAATCGCGTCGAAGCGCGCGAACAGTTCTTGCTTGAGTAGGTCGAGTTCGGTAGGCATGGCCTAAATCTCCGTGGTCGAATCGCAAGGCGCGGCGTCCGCGCCCGCGTTAAACGTTCAGGCTCGCCATGTGGTCGCGCAGTTCGGCGAGCACGCCCAGCATGGCCCGTTCGCCGGCGTCGCCGGCCTCTTCTTTCTTCGCGCGCTCGAGCACGGCGCGGATCAGCGTCGCGGCCTGCTCCAGGTCGTCGCGGTTGCGCGCCGAGAGCACCGCGCCCGCGCGCGTCCCGCGGCCGGATTCCTGCTCGGGCTCCGCGCTGGCGGCCTCGCCGCTCACCGCGTCGAGCATATCGCTCATGGCCGCGAGCATCTCCTGGCACATGGCCTTCATCTGGCCGATCTTGTCGGCCATCTGCTCCATGTCCATCGCGCGCAGATCCCACTCGCCGGCCAGGAACAGCCCAGCCAGTTCCTTGGATCCCAGACCGCGCAGGTGCGCGGCCTCGACGAACTCGGGCGGTTGCTTGCCCAGCCGCCGATAGCGCGGCAGCAGCGCGCGGTAGCGCCGCCGGCGCTCGGCGTCGGTGTCGTCAGAGCCAGGCTGGAACACGGCCACCATCTCGGCGGCCAGTTCGCGCCACGACCCCTCGCCGACCAGTTCCTGCAGCGCGCGGTATTGGCGTTCGATGAGCGCGTCCGCGTCCCCAGGCACGGGCACGGCCGAGATGTCGTAGAGCTCGTAGCCCTCCTTCGTCTCGTCCCAGCCCACGGAGACCGCGTTCAAAAAACCGCGCCGGTATTTGCTCTCCACCTGGCGCGCGAATTCGTCTTCCTGATCAAACGTCACGTCGGCGACGAGCTGCGCCCCCTCGACCACCGGCGTCGCTCGCCCGATGGGCAGCGTCTGCCCCATGTAATCATGCACCCACAGGAATACGGGATTCTTGCTGTAGTTCTCCAGCCGCCAGCGCCCGGCCTCCAGGTTCTTTCCGTCGCGCTTCACGCCCTCGGTCGAGGCCACGAAGCGGATCGGTTCGCCAGGCTTGCCAGGATCGCCATTGGCTCGCTGGCAAAAGGCGCGCAGGTAATTAGGCATGGTCATTCTCCTGTGTTGGATCACTGGCGCTGCACGATCAATTCGGGAAGCCACAAATGATGGCAGCCCCGGCAGTGCAGGACGGACGGCAACCCCTCCTGCCCGACCCGGTCAGGTTCCACGCACCCGCACACGGGGCAGACGTCGAGCGGGATGCCGATCTCCCTGAGCGCCTGGGCCTCCATCCCGTCGGGAAGTTGGTGAACGTTGGGCAATTGGCCTTTCCACAGACGCTTCCCGCTGCGGTGGTCTACGATCTCGAAGGCGATCACGCCGCTCTCCCGAAAAACAAAACGCCCGGCGCTTCCCTTGCGGGAAGGCCGGGCGCCAATCTCCCAGCAGGCCTGGCCGTCAATGGCCGGGCCGGCGTTATTTCGTCAGTCTAGCACAGGTGTTTCGCGCGCGCAATTACGACAGCCGCGCCAGCATCGTGCAGCGGCAATTGATGTCTTCCTCGGCCGCGCCCATCTGACCCGGCGCCGGACCGGTCGCGTCGCCGACCTCGAAATTCTCGTCCAGGCCCACGACCTGGCCGTGCGCCGCGCGGTGCGTATCGCGCGTGCGGTCGTCGAGCGCCGCCAGCCATTCCTTGCCGTCCACCACGCCCGACTGCTGCCAGGCCTCCAGCGTGGCGCCGTTCGACGCGCCGATCACCTCGGTGCGGGCGATGGTCTCGCCGCTGGAGGCGATGCGGTCGCCCATCACACCCTCGACTCGCGCGGCCAGGTCCTCCACGCTCTCGCCGGCCTCGATCCCCTCGGCCAGGCTTTCCTTCAGCGCCGACCAGGTCGTCTCGTTCACCTCGCGCGCGAAGCGCTGCGCGCGCCGCTCCAGGAAGCGCACCACGCGCGGATCGAGCACGTCGAAAGCGATGGCGAGCGCCAGGTCGTCGAGGGCCGCGTCGCCGGATTCGCGGACCAGGTCCCGGAGGATGGGCCGCACGGCCTCGCGGAACTTGCGGATCCACTCGTCGAGATCGAAGGGCGCGTCGGTGACATCGCGGGCCATCTGGTAATTCGCCCGCGCTCGTTCGCTCTTGAGTTTGGCGAGCACGGATTCTTGCTGCCGCCGCAGGAGTTCGGCCACGGCCTTCCCCAGGCGCTGCTCCTGTTTGGCGGCGCGCGCCACGAAGCGATCCCACAGCGCGCGGTGCGCCTCCGAACCGAACTCGACCGCGCGCCGCGCCGGGGCCGTGATCGCCGCCGCGCCGGGGCCCGGCTCGGGCGCCGGTTCCGGCGGGGATGGCCGCTCGGCCGACGCGATCGGGACCGCGCCCGCCGGCGCCCACCACACGTCGCCCCAGGGCAGCGCCTTCTGGCCGCGGCTTTCGCGCCACTCGTTGACCAGCAGCGCGCCAACCTGAATCTTCTCCTTGGCGCGCGTCCACTCGGCCGCCTCGGCCTCGTGCAACACCGGCACGCCCGAGGCGTCGAACTCGGCCAGGTCGGCCTGGCCGGGGAAGAGCGGCAGCAGCTGCTCGGTGAGGTCCGTGGAAATGAACCGGCCCTCGGGCAGCACGCAGTTGGTCCAGGCCGCCTTCATGGCCGCGTCCACGTTCTCGTAGGTCCGCCGCCCGCCGATCAGGTCCAGCGGCCATTTGTAGGCGCGGGCGATGTCCTCCAGCGCCAGCGTGATTCCGCCCAGGAACTCCGCCTCCTTCGGCGTGAAGCCGGAAGGCTGGACCTGCGCCTCGAAACGGAACACGCCCCAGCGGTGCGCCTTATCCACGCCCTTGAAGCGGCGCTCCAGCGCCCGCTCGAGATCCTCGGCCTGATCGGACTCGAACGTCGTGCCGGCTTTGGGGGAAATGAATCCGCCCGCCTGAATGCCGTTCTCGAACAGGTTGCGGTTGGACTTCACCGCCGCGGTGGCGTAATCGGCCGCCAGGCGCACGGCCGCCAGCGGCGACAAGGGGGCGTATTCGTCGTTGGGGTTCGGGTAGCGAAACCAGATGACCTCGCCGGGGTCATAGCCGATAGGCAGCACGCCCGTCGTCGGCGTGTACAGAAATCCCTTGATGTAATTCACCGGGTCGGGGATCACCCGCACGCGGTCCGGGCGCCCCCACCAGATCTCGCGCGGCGGCTGACGGCCGCTCTCGCCCCGCTCTAAAAACCAGAAGGCCTGGCCCCACAGGCAGAGCGAGAGTTCGGTCATCTCGATCAGCCGGTTGCCCGTCCAGAACGGGTTGACCTTTTGCAGCAGGCCGTAGAGATCGCCGGCGGTCACTTCGGCGCGTCGGCCGGCGCGGTCCAGCCGGTAGAGTTTGAGCGGCAGCGACGAGAGCAGCTGCGCCCGGCTGGTGGCGCAGGCGTACACGCCGTTCGAGGTGGCGATATATTCGCCGTACTCGGCCGGCGCGTATTGCTCGATCGAATGACCCCACACTTCGTCGAAGCGTTCGACCACGGCTGGGCCGAGCACGAAGGCGCGCACCGCCGCGCGGAAGCGATCCAGGAGATTCATCAGTAGAACAGCCTGCCGTCCAACACCGCCGGCAATTTGTTGAACGCGCCCGCGGTGGCGTCGGCCTGGTCGCGGAAAGCCCCGTTGGGCACCGCGCACATTTCCTCGACGTAGGGCCCGTTCCAGGTCCCGCGCACGAGCTTCACATTGCCCGCCTCCGCCTGCGCGGCGAACGGCTCGATCCGCACGTCTTTGTCGCCGGTCACGCGGTCGGCGTGGATCACGAAGCCGGAGAGATTGCGCGTCGTCGCCTCGGCGGATTCCTTGCCGCCCGAGCCCGGCTCCTGTTCGTGCCAGATCATCACCGCCGTCTTGCTCCCGTAGCGCTGCGCGTCCAGCTCGGCCGTCTGCTTGATGATCGGCTCGCGCTGGCCAGCGCTCCACTGCCCGCGCACCACATCCTCGACGTAGATCGTCTTGTCCGGCGCGCGCGCGAGCAGCACGCCGGCCGTGAACTTGCCCGCCCCCTGAGTGCCGGCCTTGTCCCAGTAGCGCACCCGCGCCGCCGTCGCCGGCGCCGCTCCCACGATCGGGAACCAGTCGCGCTTGAACCGGTTGCCCTCCGGGGCGCGCGGCGCGCCCTGGTACTCCCCGGCCCACACCAGCGACCCCACGTCCCGCCGCAGGCCCGCCAGCGCCATCGCGCTGAAGCGGCCCGGGCAGAGCGCCGCCCCCGGCGCGCGCCCGAGCGGGTCGGGCTGCCCCGCCGGCTGGCCCAGCCGCCGACTGTTCTCGTCGCGGTCCGCCTGGCTCTCGGCCAGGGCCGGGAGGCGCAGCACCGTCCAGTCCTGGCCCTGTTCGGCCAGCAGCCGCCCGGCCAGGTCGTCTTCGTTCCAGCGCGTCATTACCAGGATGATCGCGCCCCCCTCCCACAGCCGTGTGCGGAAGACGCCGCGCCACCAGTCCCAGACCTTGTCGCGGATGGTGCGCGACTGCGCCTGAGCCCAGTTCTCGAATGGGTCGTCGATGATCCCGAGCCGCGCGCCGTGGCCCGTCACCGGCCCGCCCACCCCCACGGCCAGCAGCCCGCCGCGCGCGCCCGCGATCTGCCAGTAATTGACGGCGCGCGAATCGCGGCGCGTGCTCCGGCCGGGGAAGAGCTGCGCGAACTCCGCGCTCTCCACGGTCTCGCGCGCCGCGCGGCTGTGCTTCTCGGCCAGCGCCGCCGCGTAGCTCGCCAGGATCACCGGCTCGTCGGGGGGATGTCCGAGCCAATAGGCCGGCAGCCGCACCGAAACCAGCTCGCTCTTGCCGTGCTGCGGCGGAGCGAAGATCATCAGGCGCGTGATCTCGCCCGCGACGACCTGGTCCAGCGTGGCCGCAATCA